GTATACTCCGTATATGGCGGTTCAATATCTTCTTTAACTTCGCCGATCGTTGTTTCGGCTTGTAAAACCTCTTTTGCTTTGTTTTCTGCGGGTTCAGGCGCAGATGGTTGTCGAAAAACTACATCAGTCATGGCCGAAAATCTCCCTATATCTATCTTCCGATATGTTTAAACTAAAAGTATTATTTCCCAGTCCGCCCATTTTGCTTTCGTGCTTTCTAATATCTTCATGTATTTGTTTTACATTCTCGAGATTCTTTTTTGATTCTCTTACAAGTGCTTCTCTTGCGCTTTTCAACCAAGAGTCTTTTGATTGTTCTTTAACTTTATTAAAAGCGTCTCCTATTATCTTTTTGACTCCCGGTCTTTTTTCCTTCTTGTAATCCCTTTCTAGTTTTTTTAAATCTCCTATTCTTGTCTTGTCCATTTTTTTAGTTATTTGACAGGGGAGGGGGTGTTTCCCCCGTCTAGGAAACTACTCCTATGTCGTGTATCCGTGAGCGATAAACTCAACTCCCCAGTCGGAGTTAAGAGTCTTACAAACATAAGATCCCGCCCAAGAGATAAACGCCGCTCTTCCGGCCTGGTTGTACGAATCAACACCATCATAGATTATGAGCTTCGGTGAATCTCCTGCGAGATCATAACAACCGAAAGCGTCTGCACCGTGAATGAATGTCGAATACGCCGGATGAGATGCCTTGTCACCTTGAGATGAAAGTGCATCAATATTCAAGATAAACCTGACTCCGTAAAGTTCTCCGATCTCGCCTTTGTAGAGGTCTTTGACATCTGAGTATTCTTTAGCGGCTACCCAAGTTGAGTCTTGAACGAGTCGGTACTTGTTGTAAGGATCGGTCTTCCCCAAGAAGAATCCATCAGGATATCTTCGTGCTTTGTTGATTTCCAAAGTCCTTACTGCAAGAGCGACATCTGCGGCATCGAGAGTGTCGGAAGTCTTAACGAGTGAAAGCTTTGCTTTTGCGTTTGCATACATTGCTGTCCAGTCGTCAATTTCGTTCCTAACCAAACGATTCAACGTTTCTCCCATGTTTTGTCCGACAAGTTCGACCTTCTCTCTATCTTTAACGTCAATAGATGTCAAAGAAAGGAATTTCGAAACTTTGATGGTGTTACCATATTCAGCCAGTGAGGCTTTTACGTTGGTAGCGGTAATCAAAGTTGTGGTTGCCGGATTAGCACCTTCAGACAAAGCTGTAGTTGCCAATGACAAAGGAGTATAACGAGTGAAGTTCAGTGTAGAACCTACATTGTTCTCCCTAGTTCTCTTCTGTGCGCCTTGATCTAAGATCAGTTCATATTCTGCACGTGCGAGAAAGACTTTCTCGTAATAGTGCATCATTTCTGCTGTTAGACCATTTGATCTGTTCATTGCTGCTGCCATGTTTATATCACCTCCTTCTAACCAAGCTCTTTGGCGTGGTTAGAAAGACGTCTAATCATTGACGATCAGCCGAACTGTCTATCACGCCTAAGCGTTCCTCCATCTCCTTTAAGGAAAGTTCCGAAAACAGTTTCTCCCCCTTCGGTACTTGAGTGGGTCGGAGGGCGCTTTGAGATGCCTGCTTGGTAATTGCTTCTCTTTGCTCTCCCACTTCTTTTTCGATAGAGCGCTGGTATGGTTTTATCAGTTTGTCTACAAATTTTTTAACCGATAAAGTCGGATTGGCTTTTACAAATGACTCCGTTGCCTCAGTTATCGAATCGGATAAATCTTTATCAAATTGATCCGAGTCAGGGTCTAGTTGAGGATACTTTTTAACAATTGATTGCGCTTCTTTGTTGATGCGTTCGAAGTTGGCTTCTCTCGCGGCATTAAGCTCAATCAAAGCCTGGGTTCTTTTCCAGTTCTCCTCGTCCCGAGCCTTCAACCTTCTTTCCAGCTCTACGGGATCAATGTACTCTTCACCCGGCTTTAGTATCGGTTCAGGTTCGGTATTCTCAAAGGCGGGCGGTGTATATGGGCTTTTGCCCTCAGGTACTACTCGACCTGTTAATTCCGCTAATTTGTCCTCAAGAGACTTCGCCCTCTCCTCAGCTTGTTTCTTCTCCTCGTTAAGTTCCCTTATTCGGTAACTTGCGCTCTTCTTACTTTCAGGTTTTGTTTCAGATGTATCTTCGGATGCCTCCTCAGTTACTTCAGTTTCCCCTTCCGGTAGGTCTTGTTCCTCAGTTGGCGCTTCTGAGATAACTTGTTCCTCGTTATCAGCTTTTTCCGCCTCATCTATTATGTTCTTATCCATTTTTTTCACCTCCTCCCTGTGAAACATAACTTTTTTGTATACCGCCGTTACGATCTTGCGGTTGAGCTTAAAAGCTCAGGAAAACCTTTTGGCTTTCCTCAACCTTTAAACTTTCTACTTTTAAGTATTGGTTGGCTATTTTTGTCAAACCCGACAAGTATTTTGTTTGGCCCGATGTGTATTGCGTGTGTTAAAGGACAACTTTTGCAAACTAAGTAATATCCTTGTTGCCGCCAATCATGTATACCGTTTGGTATAAAACTAAAATCAAGTTTGTTAAAATCAAGTTCCTGGACCTCTTGCGGCGGTTGCGTTTCCGACTCGCTCTTTGATTTGTCGTGTAACATTTTTGACAATCTCCTTTACAGCGGTTTTTCTTCCTATCTCTTCGTAGCTTGCGCCGGATTCAATAGTTGCTAAAACCATCTTATCTAAGTCAGCTTCTATTCTTTCAATGTACTCTTTTAAAAGCTTCCAACCTTTTAGCCTTGCCATATAAGCTAAAGCTTTTTCATCTTCTTCTAATTGACTCTTGCTCTCCTCGTCTTGGTGTTCTTCCTCGCCGAGTGTCGCGTAGTCGCTAAATAGGTTGGTTGGTCGCAACGCCTGCTTGTCCATTTTCAGGTTGTGGGGGCACTTGGCTCACTTGAGCCGTTTGTTGAAGTGCTTGCATAAAAGTATCCGCATCCTGCTTCAGTTGAAAGTCCGGATCGTCTTTTTGCTCCATTACTATCTTGCTCCAATCTTGTATCCCGGAGTTGGCTATTATTCTTGTAAAGAGTTCGCCAATTTTGATTGTTTTGCCATCGGCCTTCATAAGCTCAATCATCGGAGATGTTATTCCGCCGGTTGGCGACATTGTTGCGCCCTCTTTGACCGAGTTAAGAAGATTGAGTAAGTTTTCTTGTTGTTTTGATTGATCGGTTGCATAAGTAGAACCGGATACAATCTCATAATCATAAATAATTGACCCGAAAGCACTCTTTTTAACATTCAGCTTGCCGGTTCTTTCGTTGTACATCTCTTCAAGATCCGGATATTGCATCAACATCTCATCAAGCTCCGGTTGGAACATTCTTATTGTTATGCTCCCAGAGTGCTTTTTGCTTATAAGATTGACAAACTTCTTCATTACTTTAGTAATAAATTGCTCCATGTAGAATCTATCGGTGTTGTCTCTCGCATTTTCTCTTGCGGATTGCATCTTTAGCGCTTGTGGCGTCTTGCCGAACTCTTGTCCCATGTCTTGAGTAATTGAGGTGTCGGTTGTGCCAAACATATTCATTAGTGACGCGGTTGCTATTTGATAAGTATTATTGAAGCTATTTATTCCTTGAGGAGTAAGTTGTAAAACCCTTGCAGCAGCATCAGGATTGCCTTTAATTAACCATTTAGCGGCTTGCGCCCACTTAATTGAGCTTGCATCGGCCACAGAGTCTTTGTTTATAAGTGTCGGGGGAAATATTGATACTTTTACCGCATCAAGATAAAGATTCCACATTGAATTGATTAGATATTGCATGCTCTTACCTCTTTCAAAGTCTCCCATTCCCATAAAGTCGTCAATCATTGGAATTGAGTATTTATTAACTACCGGAAGTTCGTCATTCTCGTGTGGATTTTCAATATCTCTTATTACAGTATCGGCGGAAGTAACGAAATCAACCCACCTATCTTTCTCATACATCGATAGGACTTCGTAATATCCTTTGCCGTGCGCTTCTTTGCCTTTAGGATAATCATTCTCTTCTCTTTTGCTTCCTTCGTTTATTTGAGTTTGTGATTTGTCTCCGGCGGTCTTTTCAAGCTTTGCTATAACTTTTGAAAGATTTTTAAACTCTCCGTCACTTTTGAGCGACCTAAACCAACTAAGTGGCCTATAAGTTCTTACAATCACATAATCACTATCTTCCAAGCTAATTGCGCCGACTTGAGGAAAAATACCCCTTATGGGAATCAAGAATAGATCCGGTCCTACATATCCGCCTTTTCTTACGTCCCAATCAACCATAGCAAAGTAGTTTCCATAGATGTTTGAATACATATCTACCATTCTAAGTTTTGTTAAAAAGTCAAATTGTGAGTTTGCATTAGGAATTACATATTTATCCAATATTAAATTCATTAGCTTTGAAGCGCCCTCATCGTTCTTGCTTATAGCTTTTACTTTGCCGGTTGCAAGTTGGCTCATTACTCTTGAAGATCTTTCTATTACTTGAGTTGAGAGTTTGTGGTCAAATACTTGTGAAGTTGCTTTCTTGGAGATTGTATCTTCTAAAGTTCCGTTAAATAGAGATTCATACTCATCCCAAAAATCTTTCTTGGTGGTAAGATAATCTTCCGCCGCTTTCTTTCTTTGAAGTATTGTCGATCCTAGCTCTTCCATAAAAAAACCCGCCTATTTGGCGGGATTGCGCTACGAATGGCGTATGCCCTAGATATATATTATAGCACAATGTCAAATTAACTACTACATTTTAATTATTACTTCTTCTAATCCGGTAAATTCTACGCCTGGAGGAAACTTAATTCTCTTTTGATTTACGATGTTTAAAGTTTCTATTTTCGGTAGCCCGTTTACTAAAACAACATTTCCCGATATTGTTCCCCATTTAAGCTCTTCGCATTGTTTTTCCAATAATCTAACCATTGATAGGACAGGATCGTACTTCATACAAGTTTTTTTACGTCTACCGTTTCTAAGTGAACATAATCGGTTATGTTTCCATTGTCTAGTCTAAGAGTAAATGAGTAAACTCCGTTTTTCTTATTCGCCATGTCTTTAATCATCTCTAGGTAGACTCTTTTATTGTGCCTTCTTAGTATTAGTTTGTCTTTCATACCAGTTTAAATAACTTCTTCTCTCTATTTCAAAAGTGTTTCGTCTTGATCCACCTGCGGATCCATGAGACATTAGCAAAGGTATAGTTTTTATTTTATACCCTTTAAGTTTAAATGCGGTTGAAAGTACATGGTCGTACCAATCCCATGTTACATCAACTTTAATATCTTTTAAAATCTCTTTAAGAAGCTTTGGAGTAGTAACCAAACACACTCCGTCTAATATATCCACCCCACTATAATCTCCGAAAAAGCTTAGTCCCTTGCTTTCTGGTGAATCGTGATATATTTGACCGCTTAACTCTCCCATTCTTAGTCTATCTTGAGAAAACCACCAAGCATTGTTTGTATTGTAGTTTTTGCACCCGGCAACACCGCAAAGTCCTACTTTATTTGTAAATATCTTTGTAAAGTCCGGTAAATAAAAGTACTCGGTGTCTTGATGTGTTAGAACTAAGTAGTCACCTTTTGCTTTTTTTAGCGCTTTTCTCCAACAATCAAAGAAAGATGTGGCTCCTTGTATGTCTATTATCTCAAACGGCACTCCTAGTTTATCTAGTGAAGTCCTGAGGCTAAGTATTTGTGCCTGATCGGTTGTTGGAACTATAAAACTTATCATAAACTCAATAATGGTTTTGTCTCATCCGGTAACTCTATGTAATCGCTTGTACTAAAATCTACTTGTTGGTAAAGCTGCCAGGCTATTGCGAGACTCATAACTAAATCATCGTGCATCCCGGACTCGGCTTGTGCTTTAACAGTTGCCGTGCTTCTTACCACTACAAAAGAGTACATTTCTTCTATTGTTGGTTTGTCATAGATTCTTAATAACTTATTGTCTATTGCTTCTTTTAATGAAGTAAGCATTGCGGGGCGTGTTGCGGTGTTAGTATCCCATCCTAGTTTTCTCGGCTCGGAAGGATTTATTACTCCAAGTGTAGGCATCTTATAGATCTCATATTTGCTTAATCTATTCATTGACGCAAGTCTATCCATTTCAAATACTCCTCCGGCGTTTCTTTCATAAGCCACGATTGGTTTATACCCGGTGATATCGTAAATCTTTTCCAATACCGGAAAGATTGCACTTGTCATCTCGGTTGCTATTATTTTTGAGTGATAAACCAAAGGAACATCTATCTTTGTTTTTGAAAGAAATTGTACGGCGCAATAATCACCCAAACCGCTTGATGTATCAGCCGCAACTACAAACTTCTCGTTTGTTTCTATCTTTCTATATTGACGAAAACTCATAATCTATTTTCTCCCTCGCATTATCCAAATACCATCTAAGACTTGTTGGATTGAAGTATTGCTCACCGCTAGCCAAAAACGCTTCAGTGGCAGTCTCGGGATATTCTTGAGGATAAAGTTCTTTTAGTTGTTTTTTCTTATTAGCCAAAAACTCATCATCGTAAAAATGACTTGCCGGATAAAATAAAGGATTAAATGTTCTCTCCCCCAATATACACTCATCCCAAAAGACTTTAAATTCATTGTAACCGTTGGCGGTTGTTTCAATAATTATTCTTCCGTTAGGAACTACAGCTTGAAGTGCGCCGGCAAACAACTTATTTGGATGTAAATAAAAAGCAAATTCAGATAAGTGTAAATTAGTTATTGTTTTGGATCTTCCGAAATCTACATTCTTTGCGGTTCCTATTGTATATCTTGATTTAGTGGCTTCGTTGTAAAGCTCGTACTTTGAATTGTATTTTAAAGGAACTCTTGTTTGTACTTTCTCCTCATAAGATCCTATAAATTGTTTTACTCTATCCAAAAGCTCGGTTGCATTATCGTCTATATCTGCAACTATTACATTTCTTTGATTGTCTTTTAATAAGAAGTCGGCGGTAAATATTGCAAGTATTAGTGAAGAGAATCCTTGTTGACGTGCCTTAAGAATAACATCATTCCCGGTGTAATCTTCTAATAAGTATTTATCTTGTATCGCGTTTAATATAAAAGAAACTTCTTCGGCTTCCTTATTAACAATCGTCAATCTTTCTTCTATAAATCTTTTATAACCCAAATTTTTCTCGTTCATCGTTTAATAGCTTATTAAAGTTTATTTGTACATTTGTTGTGTTGCCTTGCTTAAAGTCCGGGTGTCGGTTCTTCAAATAAAATATAACAGCAGTCATATCTCCTTCAGCAGCCTTTTGAATCAACACTTGTCTTATTTCATCATTTAAGTTTGCCTCGCTATCAAGTATTTGTAGTGCGAACTTTTCATCTCTATCCAACCAATTATAATACGTTGCCCTTGATATCCCGGCTATTGAAGCGCTATCAGTTATATTGCCGTTGGTTTTCTTGTAAGCATCGATAAACTTACTTTTTTTAAGTGCGTCTAATTTGTCAACTGACTTGATATCTTTTGATATACTTTTCATTTGCTTTTCTACTCATCATTATACAATGACACTTTTCGCATCTTTTACTTCCGTTGCTTACTATCTTTCCGCAATCTATACATTCTTCTCCGTTGCTTCTTGAGTATTGTTTTTGATAATCTACATTCCAAATAAATCCTTTAACGCTTAACTTCCAGTTTCTATGCCAATATTTATCGTGACATTTTTTTGTGCAAAACTTCCAATTCCTTTGTTTCCGGCTAAACCATCTTTGACAGTAATAACACCTTATTTCAGGGTCCCAACCTCTTGGCAACTTACTAAGACATTCTTTACACCTTGTTGTTTTTCCGTCTTTTGTGTATTTGTCGTTCCTAAATTCATTTAACGATCTTATTTGTTGGCATCGGCTGCATTTCTTCACCATACCCTTCACATTTTTCGCCTTCGGGTTCCCTTCCTTTGGTACAGTATTCAACTTCCTTTGTTTTTGGGACAGGAGATATTATTTCAAATCTCTTTTGCCAGTGTACACAGGTTTTACAGATTTCTTTCATATTAATAATAATCAACATGAGAAAAGTGTTCAACCATCTTCTTGGATATCGGTTGATATTTCAACAACAAAGGGGATGGAAAATCAAAATCCCAAACACTTCTGCTACCACACCTTGAACACTTATACCAAACCAACCCATCGTCTTTCAAAAAACTTTTCGTACCAACAAGCTCATTGTTGCAAACGGGACAATAGCAAAATGTTCCCTGTGGTGGATTTATTCCTAACAATTTATAAATTCTTTTCATATTCTCTCTTTGGTAAGTTATTTAATTTTCTCTCCCTAACCCGAAGGCTAAGGGCAAAAAACTATTCTTGCGTTTGTAATCTATTGGCTTCCAATATCGGTAAATTCGCTTCTGTTGGAATATAAATCGTTGTTTTGTCGTTAAAGGTATTCTGTCTTACCCAAAGGTATTGAATATAAGTGGGTGTTAACGCACCACCTTCAATTCTAATTGCCTCAGCCATTCCCTTTGCTCTTTCTATTTCAGATTGAGCATTAAGTTTTTCTGCTTCTAAATTGGCTTTAGCTTGTTCTACCTGAACTTTCTTACTCCATTCGGCTTCCGCCAGTTCTGCTTTACCTGCCATTTCCCTTGCCCAGATATTGTAGGACGGAACTATCCAAAACAAACCAATAATAAAACTTGTAACAAAAAGTGCAACAATTGACCAAACTATTTTTTCTTGTGAGCTTTCCATTTTTAATCACCTTCTCTCTTTTGTAAGTTATTTAATCTTGTCTTTTTTGTCCTCAATAATAAACATCAAACTATCTCTGGTCTCAAATGGTCTGTAATAGCCACCCTGACACTTGCCGACTTGATATTCAAGAAAATCATAGTCATCTCCAAAACTTCCCCAACCAATTCTATGTTTACTTACAACTTTTAACTCATCGTCTGGTGCAATAAATTTCAAAGCTTCTTTCTCAACCTTTGTTTCAGGTGTCATCATTATCTGTTTAGCACCTTCTGTAATTACTATGCTTATTTTCATATTCTTCTTTGGTTAAGTTATTTAAGTTTTAAAAGTTTCCTTATATCTTCTAAGTGATATTTGGTTGCTTTCAACTCCGAATCAACCGCTTGTTTGTCTGGCATAACTTCAACTCCATTTATTGCTTGTCTTATTCCATCCCATATCCAGCCATTGATTTTCATTGTTGGTTCTGGGTCGGTTGAGCCTTCTTTCAATAAAGTCATTACCATTTGTCCCTGCTTATTAAAATGGCAAACACTATTTCCACGACTGTCTTGGTTAGCTATCCAAACTTCAACTAAGTCACTATAAGGCTGGTGTCTTACTGAAACAATCCAACCGTTATCCGTTTTTACTTGAGTATCTTTTATGTTATTAACTTGAGCCATATTCTCTTTGGTAAGTTATTTATTCAATTGACTTCCTATCCAAGTAATTACATTCGTTGTTACTGCATTTCCGAGCATTTTGTACCTTTGAGTATCTGAAACACCCTCTGTCCATCCATCCGGAAAACCTTGTAAGCGTTCACATTCGGTTGGAGTAAGACGTCTGATTTTCATACCTTCTCGAACCCCTCCTGTGTTGGCTCCGTCAATGGTAAAGCTGTAGTCTCCTTTGATATTCTTCTGGTTGCGTTGTAAGAATTTGAGCGGTGCTCTTGTAGCATATAGTCCTGTTTTTGCCCCAAGTCCTCCCGCTTGACTGGCGATTGTCGTGGAAACTCCGCTTGTATCGTAGACCCTGTTTCCTTGGCTCCCTCCGATAATTTGTTTCGGCTTGTTACCAATATAGCTTCCGTTTGCTTGTCCTCCCCAATATCGTGCCGTGAGGGTTGGTAAGACAATATCCGCTTGGCTATTTTTTCCGATAGGAAATACTTGGGGTCTACTTGTTCCTCTAAGATGTCCGATAATGAACACTCTTTCCCTATTCTGGGGGACTCCGAAATTCTTGCTGTTAAGCACTTGCCATTGGAGGTCATACCCCAACTCATCAAGCGTGGAGATGATGGTTTTGAAAGTATTTCCGTTGTCATGAGATAGCAATCCTTTGACGTTTTCCAGTAAACACAATCTTGGCTGTTTTTCCTTGAGAATCCTTGCGATATCAAAGAATAATGTTCCTCTTGTGTCGTCAAATCCCCTTCTTTTTCCAGCAATACTGAATGACTGGCAAGGGAATCCGCCACAGAGTAAGTCGTGGTCTGGGATGTCTGAAGCAGGGATGGTTGTGATATCTCTTGTGTCGCACTCTCCATAATGTTTTTTGTAGATGCTGGCTGCATATTTGTCCCATTCATTGCTCCAAACACAACGAAACGCCTGTTGCTTGCTTTTAGTGTAAACATATCTTTGCTCATGTTCCCGTTTCTTAGTGGGTTGTTCTCCCCCAACTTGATAGCCATTACATTTTTCAAGTCCATATCTAAATCCCCCTATACCTGCAAATAAATCTATAAATTTTATTACTCCCATAATTCATATTCATCTTTGGTAAGTTATTTAATTTCTTCTCCCCTTACTCCCTTTAATTTATGACAATCACAAGGGCAATAATCTAAATTACACTTATCATTACAACTTGTTATTAAGTGTTTTACCTTTGGTACTTCTCGCCTTTTTCCTAATCTAGGCGAAAAATAAATATCTGCACACTTGTTACAATAATCTGCTACCTTTGTTGAATAGCCACAAGAATTACAAAGTAATGCTCCGCACTCATCACATTGGCGAGTTGCTTCAACTGGATTTTCTTTATCGTAGATACAAAATAGTTTACTCATATTCTCTTTGGTAAGTTATTTAATTCTTTTGAAATAATGATTGGCACACAAGTCCATTACTTTTTCTTTGAATCCTTTTAATAGTTTTTCTTCTTTGGTTGGTGCTTTCCAAAACTTCCAAATTCTTTTACCGCATTTTTTGCATCTTGTTTGATACTTTGAATCAATAGTTTGCCAGATGGTTGGTGCCATCTTACTTGGTTTTAACATTCCTCCTGCGCTTCCTCTTGTCATAATTTCCTCCTTTCTTAATACCTTATTTGTGGAGGTTGTATCCAGCAACCCCCACTGTAATGTATCAAGGGTCAACTGGTTGCGATAAATTACCTAAACAACCTTTATCGGTCTCTTGAACTGCCGCCCATACATGAACATTTGGATGATCCGGTAAATCTATCGTTGCGGATTGTCCTGCAACATAGACATTCCAGTCTAGCTTATCTGAGGTCAGACCATACCAAAGTATATATTCATCGGCTTCGTCTCTTGGTTTAGTCCACTCAAAACCTACCGTGTCTTCATCTACACGCCAAACTTTTGTTATTGTCGGCGCCCACCCTCCCATATCATCACAAATAGGAAGTGGTGGAGCTGATGCCGGCCCATGCTGCCTGTCCTGCTTTACGGTTGGAGTCGGTTCTTCAGTTGGAGTTGGCTTGGGCTCGTCAGTCGGAGTAGGTGTTGGTGTTTCGGTTGGTGTTGGTGTAGCTTCAGGATATTCACATTTTCCGTTTCCGCTTGATTCGTTAAAAGGTACACAAACAAGTCCTTCACAGCATTTCATCTCCGAATTATTTATTTCACACTCAGCGTTTTCGTGCTTACATCTTTCACACGCCAATACTTTTTCAACCGCTCCCCATACAAAACCAAAAATAAGTCCTATTGTTAAACCGATAATAAAATATTCAAAAAATCTTTTCAAAGTATTCACCCCCTTAAATTAATTCTATTCCTTCGTTATCTTTTAAATCTTCAGGCTTAGTAATATTCTCGTTTTCAGGAAGTCCCACATAGTAAGTTTTTTCCCATTGTGGTTGTGCCAAACCAACCAACCATTTAAAAACTAAAAGTGCGATCCCGACAATAATTAAATAAGCGCCTAGTTGTGCAAGTAAAAATTTATAGTCCTTCATATATCTTTTGTATTTCTTTAACAAAATCGTTTCTATACTCTTGTTTAATAAAAGGTCTTTCGTTAAATATTCCCAGCTCTTGAATCAACCTTAATAGTTTTCTCGTTCTTTCTTTTTTTTCTCGTTTCATAGTGTCTTGTGCAAAATCTTCCTTCTTCATATATGCTTGACCAATCTACTGATAATGTTCCGCACCTATCGCATTTGTCGCAACTTTTCATTTAACTCTTTGCTATATTCTGCAAGATCGTGGCATCTATTACAAAGCAGTCGTGTATCTTTAAATGTGTGTTTTGCTTTGCCGGAACTTCTTTTGTCTAAATGGTGAAAGCTCAATGCCCAATCGCTATGGCAAATCTCACATTTTGTTATTCCGTTTTCAAGGTACTCTTTTTCAAGACGCTTTCTTGCTTGTATCCACTCTTTTGTTTTCTTTCCTATTTTCATGCCTTCTATAATACTTTTGGTGGGCACTTAAAAGTCCTCTTACTACTTGCATTATCTTGACTGTTGGAATAAAGCAACTTTGAATATCGAATAATTCGTTGCCCGTCTTGTGCCTAATGTCTACATAAACACCCCTATCTTCAAAGTGGTAATACATTTGCACAAATTGAGTGTTTTTAATTGTTTTTATTTCTGAGCCTTCTATTTTCATATGCCGATAAGGCGATCCGCTCCTGCCCCGACACGAATCGCCAAACTACAAAATAAGCAACTTCAATAGACTATGACCTCTAGTTAAGTGCTTAAAATTAAAACGATCTCGCACACTAAGTCTCGCAACTTGTAGCCAGGTCGCCTTACCGAAATATGAATTGTTAATTTTAAATACCTAAAAACTTTGGAGCGTAAAACCACTCCTTATTTTTTATTGACAAATGACAATTTTTACAAAGAACCACACCGTTGTTTACATCATATCTAAATTTTGGAAACTTTGACCATGGCAATATGTGGTGTGCTTGAATATATGTACTCCTTTTGCCACACATCCGACAAGTAAAATTGTCTTTGCCGAATACCCCATATCTCCATTGTTTAAATTTATAATTGTTTCTTTCTTTCTGCGCCTTTGGCGTTATTCCACCCTGCCAGTTCCAATGTCCACTCCCACTGATCGTTTTTATCATTTTTTCCCTAGCCTCTTTTGTATGTAGATGGCTTATATCAACACCCTTTTTAGACTCTGATATTTTCCTGGCAACCTCAGGTCTTTTCGCCGGATTGTTGTGAAGGTTGTTGTACGTTGATCTACACGACTTACTACAAAACAGCCTATTTGGTTTATCAAAACTCATATCTTTTGCAATAATATTCCCCCCACACTGTTTACAAACACCAACAACTTTTGGATACTTATATAATCTTTTATCTCTACCACAGGCAATACTCCTACAATGTGCTGAACAAAAATGTCTCTTTGACTTGTTTTCTCGACACTTAATAATCCAGAAGTGCTTACTACACTCGCAACAATCAAACCAAACTCTGTTTCTATGATTTGCCATATTAATTCATAAACTGAATATGCTTACCATCTCTTGCTGCCACCCAAGGGTTCCAAGAACCCCTATCGTTTCCAACCTCTCCATCCGCTCTGTCCCAAATCTCATAGGCTATTTCAATATTTCTCATACAATCAGTTATTTCTGCCAGTGAGTATTCTTTGATCCAAATAGAATTTACTTGAAACACCGAAAAATCTGCCGTCCCGTTGCTGTTGTAAGTATTAAGTGCATTACAATTCAATCCCGACTCCGCCCTTGCCACACTTATAGCCATCTTGTAATTTTCAATCCCAAAAACTTCAAATATCTTTTTTTCCACATCGGTTTCTAAATCTTCCGGCTCTGGTGCGTCCTCTATAACCCTTACTATTTCAGTGGTTGGGACTTTCCTTTCTTCTATCCTAAACGGTGCTTTTAAATCAATCGTAAGCACTTTTTGTTTTACAATGGCATGAGTGTCGAACCATTCAGCTATCTTCATTCCTAGTTGAAACAGTAAAGCCAGAACAATAATTAAACTAAGTATCACCGCAACGACTTTAGTCTTTAAGTTAATAGCTTTGTTTGCTTTGAACCTTTGATCTAGTTTTTTTGTCTTTAGTAAGTTTTTCATATACTTATATCTTGCGGATCGACCATATCGTCATAATCCCTTACATCCATCGGTTTTGTAATCTTCGGCTCCAGCCAATCCACATAATCGCAACCTTCATTTTGTTTTGTCATAAAATTCCATCTACCATTTTCGCACTTGTGAAACTTCTTGCCGGACTTGCTTATCTTCTCTTCTAACCTGCCACCACACTTTGGACAAGCCTTGCCCTCTACAAATACTTTTTCTCTTTTAACAAAACCTTTTACTTGTGGCTTGTAGCCCAATTCTTCCAGTTTGTTTTCGAGTGCGGTGATCTTCTCAAGCAAATCTTTACCGCTTGTATCTCTTAAAGTAAAAAGCGTGTTGAAGCCTTTTGGCGTTACTACACTTAGTGTTGCGGAAGCCGGAGCTTCGTATAGTTCTTTTGTATCGTTTTTCATATTTTTCCGTTTATCTCCTCGTATTCTTTTACACTAGCATAAGTGTCTACAACTTTATACATCGGATTGTCCGGCGACACTCTTGTCCACTTTCCGTTTATCATTACTCTTATTGTTTTTTCCGGGACTTTCTCCCAACCTTTATCGGTTGCTTTAAAAGTGCCGTAGGTGTTTTGTATAGTTTGTTGTTTCATAATTCTATTTCGCTAATTCTTATTTCGGTGTTTAAAAACTTCTTGTAATTTCTTAAGTCCGGCTTTCCGGTTGCAATAAACTTCAAAAAACTTATTCCTTCATATAAGTCGCTAACTTTGGTGTAAAAAACCATATCCCTTTTCTTTTCTTCCTTTGTGAATTCTTGTATGTCCATTAATAAAATAATAAACCTTGTAAATAGTGTTGTCAATAGGCAAAATAGCCACGACTTAGACCAATTTTTCCCGGATTCTTTTAATTATTGCCGCAATTCTTTGCGGTGTTAAATCATATTTTTTAGCAATATTCCAATAGCTTTGACCGGATAAGTGAAGTTGATATATTTCGGCGTTTCTTTCTTTCTTTTCAGGAGTCGCAAAGCCCATAAGGTAGTGTAATATTTTGACATAGTATTGTCAATAGTATATAATAGTATTCCGGGAACGAGGCGAGGCAAAACCTAGCTAGACTCTAAGTAACCTCGCCTTGTTTATTGACATCTCCTTCAAAAACTTCTTTAGCCATCTCATAAACATCCGGCGGCGTATTTTTGTGCTTGTAGTATCTTTTTAATACTTCAGCTATTCTTACACCGCTTCTTGTCCTAATAGTTTGCTTTACATACTTTTTCATCTCTTCTTTATCCATATAGTTAGTATGTGTTACCCGGATGTTAGATAGGTGAGCCAACTTATAGGAGTATAAGTTTTGTCTTTTCTAAACGCCGGTGCTTGATTTTACTAAACGGGTTTCACTTCTCAGGTGTGTCACCGTAATAGCGGTTTAAAGTTCAAGCGGACTTTGAAATTACCCGTGTTGTTGAGTAGTTTCGCCCCTGCTTCCCAAACGGTCTTTATGGCTTGTCCGTTGCCTTAGGGTTGGGATATGCCTATGAGTCACCTTTTATAAATTCTTTACACATTTTCGTAAACTCTTCTCTATCAAAAAATATCTCTACACGGTCATACTTTCCTGCATACTCTACTCTGGGGCGTCTCCTAATTGATCCTGCGCGATTAAATAAAGTGATTTGTATTTGGTTTCCAAACTTGTAAGAATTTTCCATGACCTCTATTGCTGGTCTACCATTTAAAACCAATTTTTCTCTATCGTAGGCAATCACGCCTTCAACTGGTTTATTGCTTTCTATCTTCCTATAAGTTACTCCGTTGTGTATATCCTCTCTGGTCGTTATCATATATCTTCTTGGGAGAATAAAAGTCCGCAATTCGGACATTTTATTAAATTTTTATCTATGGGTTGTAGTTCTTCTTTTTTGGGGGATTCGGTTAAGTATTTAGTAACAAGTTTATTCCAACTGATATTCTTACCCTCTGGTAGCTTCGCCAAGTCGGGGTAGACATCATAACATTTTAAAGAGTACCAAAGTAGCCTCTCGGACAATCCAACATCTCCTGCAAGGTCCTGCAGTAAATCTGTAACATCTCCGTTAGAATATTCTCTTATAAGTTTTCCAATCATCCAATGTCCCTCTATTAACTCTTGACGGGATCGAAAAACCGCCTCTTTTATTGTGGCTTGAATTTCCTCTACTAAAAGGTTGTAGTGTTCGTTTTGTTGAAGTTTGTTGGTGTTTTGTGGTAAGATACTCATGTTTGTAGTTTGTGGTATTTACAAACAATGATAAACCCGTTAGTTGCTTTTTTCAACAGCGGGTTTTTCATTTATACGATACATTCCTTTTATTTTATATACCTCTACTACGCCCCGAAGAATTAGGTTCTTAATCGATATGTTTGCTGAAACTAAGTTTAAGTATCCGTATTTTCTTGCAAACTCCATTGTAGTGAAAGGTTCATCTCCGAAGTCTTTTATAACCCTTTCTTTATTTCCATATCTCGGCAATACTCCTTTTACCTGTGTTGTCCAACCCCAATTTCTAGCAGCGTATTTTCCCTGACAGGTCTTGCTGCAATAGAATTTGTGACGTAGTCCTTTGGCTCTGGGGTTAATAAAACCGAAACCGCATTCTCTGCAAATATCCAAAGTGTAGTATTTATAGGAATTGTATTTCACCCTGCACTCTGAACTGCAGAATTTTTGTCTTCCATGCTCTTTTGTAAACATCTTCTCACAGTACCAGCACTTTGCGATTTTTTCTTTTTTAACTGTTTCCATTGCTGTTTGGTAATGAAGTTTTTGTGCAATTTGTCTTACTCGTTCCCTGCTTCTCCCGCTTTCTTCCGCTATAAGAGTAAGCATCCCGTGTCTAACTATCTTATCTGGGGCATATTCTTCAAGTAGTTGTGGTATTGATGACATTGTCTACTTCTATCATTAAATGTCTGTTTTGTCAATACTTTCTCACATATAAGTTTGGAAGATACACAATAGCCGCCGGTATTTTTTTTTGCTTTATGAAGCTCTCATGTTGATACTTACTATGTGGTTTGTTTTTTCTTCATGTAAGTCCGCCAAGTCCTCAACAATTTCCAATATAGAAGAAAAAGCATCTAGGTCGCCTTTATTGTAGGTGTACCTTACTTTAAACTCACAATCACTACACTGCGCTAAAATTGCGCTAACTTGTAGGTTTTCCTTTCTCTCTTGCATAAGCTCTTATTCCTGGATTGTGTCCAGCATGGTGGCGATGTAAACCACGATTATATTTAACACAATCAAGGGTGGAATTAACAAACTTATAATTAGACGCATCAACGCTTTGTTTACAAATCCATTCACATTCATCACACTTAGATATAAAAACTATCTCTTTCATAGTTTCTTAATCATTTTTGGGTGTACTCCTACTGTAGCACCATCCCGGTCTCTTTTAAACCACCACCATCCTCCGGTTTGATCGGTTGATGTGGGGCATGGGAGTTTAATTGGCTTGCTCCATCCTATTACCGTTCCCGTATCCCCCTGTGCGTCTCTAGCCCTCCAATATTCTTCTTCTTCAAAAAAAACATCTAGTGGACACTTTCTTTCGCTCATAGGCTTCTCAAGTGATCCTCTACTGCACGGTCAAAATATTTATAAGCCTGCATTTCTCTTTTATTGGGATTTAAGGATATACACATTCCTGGCATGCCGCTTCTTCCTGAGATACCGTGTTTCCTTGCATAGTCGTCACTACTTTTAAGTGTTCCGCCTATCATTCCTATTCTATCTTTTCCACCACGTTCAAACTGTAAAACCTCCGATTGGTGGGTGTGTCCCAATAAAACTATGTCCGCACTTGGGTATTCGTGTTCCAAAAATCTCTTACAAGCATTTGTAGGGTTTAATTTGGATGTTCCCCAATATCTATGTGTTGCTGCGATATCGTATCTTGCTCCGCCCCTAAACATTACTCTTACAAGTCCGCCTGATGTTAAAAGAGGTGCTTCCATTCCGCCCAAAAAAGTATCATACCAATCTTGCCCCATGTGATAATTCCAATCCGTATGATTGCCGAATACCATAAATCCTACCTTTCCATTGCGGTCTAACTCTTTTATCTTTTTAGCCCAAGCCCTTCCTTGAATACCTGGTTCAACGGGGTCTTCGTACACACCTGTTGAAACTGGTCCCAATTTAACATTGAAATTATCTACATCATCTCCGCCTGTAACCAAAAACATATTGGGTGTTTTTTTAACTGTGTTCATAAAGTGGTCTAATTTATCGTGGTCACTTCTTATAGAAGCATAGTGAACATCAGTCAAAAACAAAAACAACATATTTTTCTTTTCATGGTCCATTTGAGGTATCCAAGTAGCTTCTTTTTGTCCCACTTCCGCACTTTCCTTAACTTTTCTTACCGCTCTTACTGCATCCTCTATTTCTTTGGGGTCAACATTGGATTTTTTCTTGTCGGGGAAGGACGGCCATATCTTTTTGAAAATAGATTTTTCCGTACCTTTACCGTCAACGATAATTCTGCCCATTTCGTCTCTCTCCATCTCATCACCTCCTTACATTAAAGCTATTCTTTTTTCTTGTTCTTTTTTTTCTTCCAATACTCCATAACCGCTAATTTTTCCGCCCCTAAGTTTAAATTTATATTCATGGTAAAGCTCCCAGTCCACCGTTTCTGTTGTCTTGTTCATGCACAAACCCGCTATGTATTTGTTTGCCGTATCCACAATGTATTTTTTTGTTTTTAAACTGCATTTAAATTCACCGCTATTTATCGTGTCTATTGTTTTTAATAAGCAAGTAAGTGCGTTTTCTACTTTTTCCGAGTCTTTGCACATTATTTCTTGTGCAAATTCCTCTGATTCTTTACTCATATACAAGAGTCATCTTTCATCCACCAACAAAGCAAAAAGGCTATCGCCATTCCTATCAAAACGCCGATACAAAAGTCGTGCATTCTAAAAGCGTGTAATTCCTTTCTCCGCAACTCCGCTTTCGTGGAGCCACTTATCTATCCACCTTAAAACTAAAAGTGCAACACCCGCCCATTGATAATTAACTTCGGTAAAATAAGCTATCGCAAAGGGAATTATTGCAAGTACAAGTAAACGAACAGGTTCTTTTGTGGCCTCAATGAAAGCTTGTTTATCAAATTTTGCCATTATTTGTCACCTCCTTTAAAAAAATTTAACCAATAATTTCTTTTATAATTTGTTTTGGTGTGGCATCTTCTGCAAAGAGTGACTAGGTTTTTTGGGTCGCAATTCTTTTTGTCATAATCGATATGATGAACGGAAAAGGCTTCATCGCACTGTTCTGTACCACATATTTGACAAGTGTAACCGTCTCTTTCTCTAATACTTCTTTTTAATGTCTTGGTCCAATCAACTGTGTATGGCTCACAAGAAATTCCCCCTCGCCAAAGATAACTATTTTCACCTTTTAATTTCTCGCCTATTTTCCTTCTCCAGTCTAATGACATCTCCCTACCTTTTTGAGACTTACCAACGCAAACCCTAGAGCAGTATTTTCCCCAATCTCTCTTGATTTGCCCAGGTAAGGCATAAAACATTTCTTTACAATGTAAACACTTCCTATATTTTCCCAACATCCTGCATTTTATTGAACAATACTTAAAAGCTTTTTGTCTATTAATTGGCACATATACAGATTTGCCACATTTTATACACTTCATAGATTTACCAGTTCTTCTGTTTGGTCTTGTCTTTTTATCAAACTTCATACTTATCACCTCCTCCAAAGTGACACAAAGCGTGTCCACCATGAATAACCATATAAAGGTTTTTCGGATTCTAGGTTTTCTATCTTTTCCTGAGCCGAAGCAAGCTCCTCTTGAAGTCTTTTATTTTCGATCTCAATCCCTGTTTTCTCCCAAGCGATCTTATCATTCTCACTTCTGAGTTTATTATTGATCTCTTCAAC